CAAAGCCTGCTGCTCCTTCAATTAAACCAAAAGATATCTTTAGAACCATTCCTACTATTCCTATTGTAAACACTCTACAAATATTAGGATTATTAGAATTACCGGATACAGAAGAAGAACCACAAGATAATTCTCCACAAGCCACTGGCACTGTATAAATTTTATGGTATAATTGCTCCGTTGTCGTATTTCATAAAGGAGTTATAATGGCTAAGATTAAAAATAAAAAATATAGTATTGATTATGATCGTAACGGTTATTATGTCTTATCAATGCACGAACATTCCAAGAAGAGAGTTCTGGGTATGAGTACATCTCCTTCTGAATTGTTAAATACCGGATACAAAGAACACGGTATCTCTGGTCACATTGTTGTGGGTGAAGCAGTTTCTCTAGTATTAGAATGGGAACAAGAAGCAGAGATTGCTAAAATTAACAAGGAGAGTTCTGAAATATTTAATAAAATTTTAGATCAGTTAGGATTTAGCAAACCTAAAGACGACTGGAAAGAGTAGATGAAAACCGATCCAACACCAAACGATAGTTGGATTGCTGATCTGGTACAGGCAGCAACCGAAACTGTTGTGTCTTATGAAAAGTACTTGCTAGATGAAATTGATCACGCTAAACTAGCAAAGGTTATGAAAAGATTAAGATCCCTACTAGCACTTGACAAATAGTAAAAATGTGATATATACTTTCGGAGACTTTATATTATGAAAATTGATAATGATGTGAAATTTGATTTTGCTGATGTTCTTATTCGTCCAAAGCGAAGCAACCTAGACAGTCGTAGTCAGGTTGATCTGTTGCGAACATTTAAATTTAAATTACCCAGTGGCGAAGAATATTTTCAGTGGACAGGTGTTCCTGTTATGGCTGCAAACATGGATACTGTTGGTACCTTTGAAATGGCCTCTAGTTTTTCTGTTTTTGATGCTATGTGTGCAATGCATAAACACTATTCAGAAGATATGTGGGATACCTATATGTCGGAATGGGACCTGAAGCACAGAAACAATAATGTTATTTACACTATGGGTATGGGTGATTTAAATTCCACTATTAACGAGATTAATAAAGCAAAAATAATTTTAGACAAATATCCTAGCATTCGGTTTATCTGTCTTGATATTGCTAACGGATACACTGAAAAGTTTTTAAAACATGTTTCTAGTATTCGTGGAACTTTTCCTAATCACGTTATTATTGCAGGAAATGTTGTTACACGAGAAATGACAGAAGCCTTGATTCTAGCAGGTGCGAACATTGTTAAGATTGGTATTGGTCCAGGCTCTGTGTGCACTACACGAAAGATTGCAGGAGTTGGTTATCCGCAACTATCCTGTATTCTGGAGTGTGCTGATGCTGCACACGGATTGGGTGGATACATTATTTCTGATGGTGGATGCACCTGTCCTGGAGATGTTGCAAAGGCATTTGGTGCTGGTGCTGATTTTGTAATGATTGGTGGCATGTTTGCAGGAACAGATGAAGCAGCAGGAGAGTTAACAGATGAGGGTAAAGTATTCTATGGAATGTCTTCTGCAACCGCTATGAAAAAACATTCAGGTGGTGTTGCTTCTTATCGTGCAGCAGAGGGAAAAACTGTTCGTATTACGTATACTGGGCCTGCGTCTGATGTTATGAAACAAATTCTTGGTGGTGTCCGCTCAGCCTGCACATACGTTGGTGCAGCGTGTCTAAAGGATCTTGCAAAATGCACATCATTTATTCGTGTAAACAGACAAATGAATAATATTTTTGGCGAACCAAAATGATAAAAGAATTGTGTGTTATTGGTCATCCATCTAAACTAGGTGGAGCAGATACAGAACTAGATCACCAAATACACCTGTGGCGTGAAATGGGAATCGATGTCTATATCTGTCATACAGGTGGATTTGATCAAAATTTACTCAATATGAAAAGGGAAATGGAGGCTATTGGTGTTCAATACCTTCCTGCTAATTCATGGAAACACCTTAGTGGATTCCACACTATATCCTTTTGTAACGGAGAATTTCTTTCTAATATCCAAGAGATTAAAAAGTATGCTAAGAGCACAACCTTTGTTAATTGCATGACATGGAATTTTGATAAAGAGATTACTGCTCAAGAAAACAATATGTTGGATTTTCATCTCTATCAGACACAACACCAATTTGACATGGTGTCTAAAAGATTAAAAACCAAAGGAAACTCATATCGTCCTATCCAATTCGATCCATATTTCAAGATAGATAATTTTCCTTTTATTGAGAGAAAGAATAATGATGTATTTAAGTTTGGCAGAATCTCTAGAGGAGATGCTGATAAATACAACGGTTCTCAATTATGGATCTGGGAAACCATGACAGCACCTGTATTAAAAGAGGGAACTGTTCTTGGGTGGGATCACAGAGCAAAGAAAAAGTTTGGTACAGATCTTCCCTATTATGTTAAGGGCTATGCAGAGGGAGAAATAACACAACAGAAACTCTACTCGGAATGTGATGTTATTATTCTTTCCACTGACACCTTTGAGAACTTGCCCAGAATAGGATTTGAGGCTATGGCATCTGGATCTGTTCTTGTAGTGGATAATAAGGGTGGCTGGAAAGTTTTAGTTGATGACGGAAAAACAGGATGGCTGTGTAACAACGAAAGAGAGTTTGTCTATAAAGCTTCACGTGCTGCACACGAAGTAGAAGAAACTAATACCCTAAGATTGGCTGCTAGAAATAAAATAGAAGATCGTTGGGGAAAAGAAAACGCTATGGAATCGTGGGAAAATGTATTTAATGAATGGGAAAAATTATGAATGAAAAAACATGTGTTTTAGTATTTGCTGACGAACAAGCAGAATCATACTTTAAATATTGTTTACCTGAATACCAAAAATGGTGTTCTAATAAAAATTATACACTAAAGATTTTTAAAGAAAATAAAACTAACTCAGCACCAATGTGGATGAAAATAAAACTTTTACATGATGAATTGGAAAATAATGAATTTCAGATAATTATAGTTATGGATGCTGATATGATTATAAACAATTTAAATTTAGATTTAAATAGTTTTTTAAAACCGGATAAAGATATTTATATTTGTAAAAATGAAGATAATGGTGGTGAATATTTGAATACTGGTTCTATAATGATAAAGAATACAGAAAATTCAAAACAATTTATTAATGAAGTTTGGGGGGAACATAATAAAGAATACGCTAATAAATATTGGCACGAACAAACAATTGTAAATAAATTGTATTCAGAAAAATATTCTTCAGTAATAGAACCACTAGGAATGCGTGATATAAATAGTCATTGGCAATGTGACAAAATAAATCATCCAAAAAATAATATATATCATTTTATGGCACGAGATAAAGCGGATAAAGTTGTATATGTTAAAACACACTTCAATATAGCATAATGTCTATTTTATTTCCAAATGAAGATGATAATGTAATTACAAAAAAATGTGTTTATTGTAAACGTGAACTTTCTATTACTGAATACTCAAAACATATTCAACATAAAGATAGGTTGGATTCAAGATGTAAAGAATGTATAAAAAAACAATCTAAGATTCGTTCAGGGTTACACAAAATAGCCCCACCAAAACCAAAGGTATGTGAATGTTGTAAAAAAATTCCTATAAAGTGGTGCTTGGATCATGATCACAAAACAAATAAAATAAGAGGATGGATTTGTGATAGTTGTAATACTGGTTTGGGAAAATTGGGTGATACAGTAGATGGCGTAGAAAAGGCATTAAATTATTTAAAAAATATCGGAGATTAGGAATGAGTAAAAAACACTCAGCAGGAAAAGGTGATACATACAGATACGTGGATTGGGATAAGTACTCAAAGAACTATGATTTAATTTTCAAGAAAGGAAAAATAAATAATGAGCAGTGTAAAGATAATCGGACTAGTGACAGGCGAACAAATAATCGGAAAAGAAGAGGTGCTGACTGATAGCGAAATTCTTTTAAAGAATTGTGCTATTATTGTGCCAGTGGGTGACGGCAAGTTAGGTTTGGCTCCGTGGATTCCGTATTCAGCGGCAGAAAAAGAAGGTATTGTTTTGCGTAAAGACAAAATTGTTTTTACTGTTTCTCCAGTTGTAGAACTGTTGAATCAATACAGCAGTATTTTTGGCAGTGGTTTAGTGGTTCCTGGTGGAATCTCAACACCAAAATTAACTCTTGTAGAATAGTACTTGACAAACAACCAAGCTACAGGTATAATAAAGCCATTATGCCTGTAGCTCAGTTGGATAGAGCAGCAGATTTCTAATCTGCGGGTCACAGGTTCAAGTCCTGTCAGGCATGTTTAAGGAGATTATTATGAAACCAAGTGGATTCCGTTTGCATATTGATATTGAAATTCCTGAAAATAAAATTGGAGAGGGTCCTTGTTCAGAACAAGATGCTATCGAAACCTCTAAAAAAATTATTAATTATTTAATTGATAATTATCATTCAGCCAAAATATTAAGAGAACTTAATGTTCAAAATGTTAATTATCGTTTAGGACACGATATGGACAAACAAAAATCAAATTACTTTAAAAAGAATGCCAATGGGCATGTTGATAACAAGAAAAGTAAAATTGTTATTAGTCCCGAAATATCAGTTGACAAATCCGAAATTTGAGGTATAGTAACTTCATGCGGGATGTACGCTTCGGGTGGAGCAGGGTCGCTTATAACGACCTACGGCAGAGTTCGAGTCTCTGACATCCTATTTTTAACAACGAGGAAACCCCTCAGAAAGTGAGTTACTTATGCGTAATAGTTATGTTTTGCAAGGATTTAGTATTAGTTGTCTGTTTGCTGGAGTTGTTAGTATTTGTACTAATCAATCCACATTTATTAGTCTGGCTTTGTTTGTTGTGTCTGGAATTTGTATGTTTGCTTCAGTGATTTATGATTCGTTTACCTCTGCTGAAAATCACACAAATCAAGAGATTCAACATGTGTACAATTTAATTAATGAAAATCGAGATCAAGGAATGCGTCTTATGAATAGTCAAAACGAAGAAATGAATCGTCAAATTGAAAAGAACGATGAGAATATTAGACAAATTGTTTCTAACTTAGAGGAAGAAAATCGAAAGATTATTGATCATATCGTTGAACGTATTGATGCAGCATTTGACGAATTGCATGAAGTATTTGATGAAACTGGTGATTATTCACCTATTTACGAAGAACCAGTAAAGCCAAAGTCAAATCGTAAGAAGTAAGTTGCAGACTAACCCCCTTGTACCGTGGGTTTAAAACGGTGCTTTATAGGCCCCATAGATTAACTGGCCAAATCACTACCCTTTCAAGGTAGCTACTCTGGGTTCGAGTCCCAGTGGGGTCATTTCGGATTACTTTAACAAAGGAGATTATATATGACATTTGACAATAGAAAAAAGTTTTTAGAATCACAAGAACAATATCGTAACACTTTAAAAAAGGTGGCTGATACAAAAATGATTGATGAAATTTTAAATTCTAGACCACGGCCAAAGTTTGAAGATAATATTTTATGTGAATCTAAATTTGGAGAACCTAGGTATTATGAAGAACAGGCAGATGGAACTTATTTAGTATACGGACCTTCTCATTTTGTTCGTACTGCTACAGGACAATTTGATTTTGAAGGTGGACCTAATATATCAGTGGGTGATCCTTTTATTATTGGGAATGAAAAAATAGGAATTATTCAAAATGTTGTATATTTTGATGAAGGGCCAGAAGATTTGACTTGTTGTAAAATCACATTAAAATAAATATGAGTATGGTAATAGACATAATTTTTTGGTTTTCTTTGGCTTGTCTCATAGCATCTTCTCTAGTTGCACTATACGGTTACGCTTACAGAAGAGGATATGAACACGGTCATCATTGTGGAATTTCATTGGGTATATTTAAAGCCCATGAAAACATAAATAAAAAAAAAATAAAAGAACAAAATAAACGAGATGCGTTAAAATGGATGAATTAGAAGAAATTAAAAAAGAAGTGGCTAATCTTAAACACCAAGCAATAATTATCGTTAAACAAATCAAAGATATGGAACGATACATTAATCAGTTTGTTCGTGTTAATGTTCAGCCACAACAAAATTCACAACAAAACTCTTGACATTACTGCTAATTCGGTTACAATCTATTTGCGGGATAG